AGTAAAGCCATTGGCGCAAGCCTTTATGGCCATTCTGTCCTTGTGTGTTTATACCGCCCTTGTCTCTTCGGAGTTCAGGGCCGTATCCACGAGTAGCGCAGCCTCCCTTTATGCCTGGGGACTGGCTGTGTATGTCAAGGCATACCAACATATCAACATTGTCGTGAGTTACTTCAAACTCATCTCCCTATGTTTCCTTTTCCTCGTTTTGTGGACGTTACTGTGTTACGTCTTCATCTGGTTTGTGAAGGACGTCTATGCCCACACAGTGGGATACGCGGTTTCTCTGGGGCGCTACGTGCGCAAGAGGAGAGCCTTGCGGATAGAGTCCGTTGCGCCATCGATAGCGGAGGTTTCGGGCACGCTGTTGACGGATTCTGTTGGCCCCTATGTAGAGGTCATCCTTCCGTCCGGCCAGCGCCTGAAGGCCAGAGTGACTCACTCTGGTGCTGCTTTCCTTGGCGCGTTCACTCAGCCAGTGGGCACGCTATCCGGTACACCTTCTGGTAAGGAGGCGTTGGTCGCACGTTCGACCTTCTTCCCTGCCATTACCACTTCGGGGTTGGTGCGCTTCGTTGATGCCTATGGCAACACCACGGGTATGGGATGTCGCGTGCGGTTGTTCGGGTCTACGTATCTGATGACAGCACGCCACGTTCTATCCACTCTCAATTCTGAGAGCCGAATGGTGTGCCTAGACAACGACCAAGCAGTTATCATGGATCCGTCTTGGGAATTGAAGGCACACTCACCCGCCACCAGTTTTGACGTCGCTTTGGTAGACGTCCCATCCTACGTATGGGCACGTCTAGGCGTCAAGTCCTTGAGCGCGCGCCCCCTAGTCGATTCGTCCGCGATATCGGTTACGGGATTTTCTGTTGCTGGAGAGGCTCTTACCGCACATGGTACTGCCAATCCGGAACCCCACTATGGGTTTGCTACCCATAGTGCCTCTACCTTCCCGGGTTTCTCTGGAACCCCACTCATCTCCAAGTCTTGTGTGATGGGTGTGCACACGGGTGTGTCTCCCTCTGGCTCATATAATGCTGCCACGGCGATTGACGTCTTTCTCTCTGAGAAAGAATCACCTGTGCGTCGGAAGAAGTGGTCCAAGTTCGAAGAGGACGAGGACTTTGAGATAGAGGAGCAGATGGACGCGGCGTTCGGAGAGGGTCCTAGCGGACGCCTCGGTAGGCGAGCCACACGTAGAGCCCGCCAGGATATGCGTTCGGACCACCTAGTGATAGGTGGTTCTTCTATCGTGATTCGGTCTGATGAAGACCGAACTTATTCTACACGGTTTGAGGACCTGACAAGGTCCGCGAACGCTGGCACCTGGGCGGATTTGGACGACGATGAAGATGAGTGGGACCCTCGATGGGAGGGTTTTCACCAACCCCCTCAGACAACACCACAGTCGGAGGGGGGTTTCTCGGACTTGCCCTTGGGCAATACCAGTGGTGCGACCCCTCCCCCTTCCAACCCAGTGGAGCAATCCTCGAGCGAGTTGGAGCCTCTGGTATCTCCGGAGGTGGAGGCAAGCCCCCCGCAAACCCCCATCCCGCTGCCGCAGAACTCTGCGCCAAATACGGTGACGTCGCCTGGCCCACCTCCGGAGCTCCCGGAGAGCGGGCTTCAATCCACTACCACGCCTCCCTCTTCCAAGAAGGAGAAACGCCGTCGGAAGAAGTCCGGCAAGAGATCATCGAGCAGGTCTGCTCGAAGTACCCCCGCGCCCCCCCCCCCGCAGGCTTCCAGTTTAAGGAATCCGCCTCCGGGCTTACATTAGCTCGAAGTTTTGAGGATGGTGTGTTTGATGGGGGGAAGGATGGTATTGCTTTTCTTTTGGGACTTTCGGATACGGAGTTGGTTTCTTTTCTTCGGTTAGATTTTGTGTTGGATAATTGCGTGGTGCGCGATTCTTCCCCTGGTGTTCCGTACACTAAGCTTGGAACCAACAATGGCGCAATTTTGGATTCGGAAAATGGGCGTTCTTTGATTTTGGCTGCGGTAATTTCTCGTTTTCGTTTGTTGTTGTCTTCTCCTCTGGACACTATTTCTTCGTTGTCTGCAGAGGAGCTTGTCCGCGGTGGCTATGTCGACCCGGTCAAGATTTTCATTAAATCCGAACCTCATAAGCGTCAAAAGCTTTTGGAGAAGAAATTTCGGATAATTTCTAATGTTTCGCTCGTTGACTCGGTCATCGAGAGGGTTCTTTTCCGTTTTCAGAACGGTTTGGAGATCCGGCATTGGCGTGAGTGTCCCAGTAAACCTGGGATGGGATTACACGATGCTGGTCTAAAGGACCTGTTCGCCATCTTCGAGGCGAAGCAGAAGGATGGAGTCTTGGCAGAGTCAGATGTATCTGGTTGGGACTGGAATGTGAAGGGCTGGATGATGGAGGACGACATGCGATGTCGCGCTCGTCTAGCCGGTGCGAGGAAGGGTAGTGCCTACTACCACATGCTCCTGGCGCGGTTCTATACCGTGTCTTTAAAGCTTTTCCACCTCAGTGATGGGGTGATGCTAGCTCAGCGTGTGCGTGGGGTGCAAGCCTCAGGATCGTACAATACTTCTGCCGGTAACTCCAGGATGCGAGTGCTGCTCGGATACCACGCAGGTGTTTCTTGGATCATCGCTATGGGCGATGATGACGTTGAGGACTTCGATGAGACTGGTCGAGTGGAGTCTAACTACAGGCGTTTCGGTATTCCCATTAAGGAGTACAAGAAATGCGCCCCTGGAAAGGTGGGCTTTTGCTCACATTCTTGGGATGGTAGTTGGAAAGCTGTTCCCGATAATATTGGGAAAACGCTGTTCCGCTTCTTTTCTCACTCACTGTCGTCCCGGACCGCTAACCCCGAGTTCAGGGCCCAGTTGGGTAATGATATCCGTCATCATCCAGACAGAGATTGGATCCTCAATCAGGTTGACTCGATCACTGAGCTCGAGTCAAAACAATATGAGTAATACTGTCGTGGTGACGAGAAGCGCTGGTGGTCGCCAGCCCCGCAGACGAGGAAGAGGAGGAAATGTGATGACTTTGGTTCCCGCTACTCGCCGGCAGAACAACGGCGCTCAAAATGTTGTTCGTGCCAATGCCAATCGCCTTGCTCGCCCGCCCGGGCAAGGATTATCTAGAAATGCTAGACGCCGCCGCAACGCGGGTTCTAACATGCAGTCCATACAGGCCCCCGCCACTTATGGTAGTCTTTCCGTGGGCGGGGCCCCCCGATTTATCGGTGGGCCCCAGCCAGGTGTGATGCGAATCGCCCACCACGAGGTGATGACCAATGTGACGGGTACGACGGCGTTTACGTCGTTGGCCTTTGGACAGAATGTAGGAACTCGTGCTTGGTTGGGCGGCGTGGCACAAAACTTCTCGCGCTTTCGCTGGGTACGTTTCAAAGCAACGTATGTAACGACGAGCTCCACTACAGATCGAGGCGATGTCTCACTTGGCGTCATTTATGATGCCATAGACGCCCTCCCACAGAGTATGGCAGAAGCTTCGGCTTTAGCTAATTCTGTGACTGTACCTGTATGGTCCTCGTCGCAGCAAGGCCAGTGTGATCTGGTGGTCGATTGTTCCCGACAATCTAAGCCGTTCTATAATTTTCTCTCTCTGGATGAGGGAGCTACAATGGACCCCCAAGATCTCGACACTTTCGTTCCGTTTTGGGTGCTCGTGTCCAAACAAACGTCTATCAATGGACAATTGGTAGGTAGAGTCTACGTCGATTATGAGATCGAGCTGTCTGACCCGATCCCCTCCCGCATGAATACAACACCTAGTGTTGCTGCGGTTGGGTTGATCAGGAGGACGGCTGAAGATCCTGATCCGGCACCGATTCCCGATCCGACGCGGAAAATGTTGGATGACGTTGTTCAGGGGCTTCGGCTCCTGTCGGGTGTAGTCAAAGAAGAACTTGCGGATGATGAAAGTGAAGATGAAGCGGAGGCAATGCCTCATGCTCCGGAGCCGCCTGCCTCGCCAGCAGACCGGACATGAGAGGTTTCGGAAGTTTCGCGTAGATTGACCGTAAAGAATTACGTGATGAGTTGTTAGGTGCGCTTGTACTTAGTATCTTTCAACTCCCTAGCTCGGGTAATAGAGCTGAGAAAATTAGCAGTGGACACTTGTAGTCTCGCCACTGTTTGTAAAGTAAGACACCGGCTACCTTGTTCGTAC